GGGGCCAAAGAAGAGCCAAGAGCCCCCGAGCGTAAACTTTTGACCGTTTAATAAACCCCACCCATGCCCCTCAGCACCGCCGCCTATTACGTCACCCTCAATTACGGCCACCACCTCATCAAGTGGGCCATTGGCCGGATCCGGGCCGGGAGCATGACCCCGGAACAGTTCGCCGAGAGCCAAACCACCGACGCCCACCCGCGGGATCCGAAGCGGGCCACCATCGCCCGGGGGCTCCGGGAGATCATGGGGGAGAAGCCCGAGAACCTTCCCGAAAGCCTCCGATGACCCAAGCAGACTACGCAAGGGCCACCGGGCTGACCAAGGGCCGGGTCTCCCAGTTGGTGAAGGCGGGAATGCCCCTCGCTTCCCGGGAGGCCGCCGACAAGTGGCGGGGCATGAGTACCCGCGCCCGCCCGCCCGCAGGGGCCAAGGGCAAACCGGCCACGCCGATCATCCCGAAATCCGCTTCGGGATCATCCGCGGAGCCGGGACCGTACCGGCCGCCCGAGGCCCAGGCACCCACCGACCCCGCGTTGATCTCGGCCGACACCCCGGCGGGCTCCTACGAACGGCAGAAAGGCATCGAGAAAGCCGCTTATGCCTTGTCCGTCCGGGCACTGAAGGCAGGGCAACCCGACGCCGGCCGCCTTGTTCAGATCCACAACCTCGCCGCCCGAAACCTCACCGCAGCCCGGGAGGAAGTTCTCGCGCTGGCCGAACGGGAGCGGCACCTTGTCTCCGGTGACTGGGTCCGCAAGGCCATGACCGAACACGACGGAGCGGTCGCCACCTTGCTCCGCGCCATGCCCAAGCAACTCGCCGGGCGCATCGCCCCACACGACCCCGAACACGCCGAAAAGGAACTGGACCGCTGGGTTCAGGAAGTCGCCCTTGCCACTCTCCAACAAACCGATCCCTGGAAATGAAGAAATCCCAACCAACGATTGAGCAAATCAAGGTCGATGACCTGATACCATACGCCACCAACAGCCGAACGCATTCAGCCGAGCAGGTCGCCCAGATCGCCGCCTCTATGGTGGAGTTTGGATGGACGAACCCGGTGTTGATCGACACCCGCGGAACCATCGTTGCCGGGCACGGCCGGGTCATGGCCGCCCGCAAGCTCGGGATGGACACGATCCCCTGCATCCGCCTCGGGCACCTGACGCCCGCTCAAGTCCGCGCCTACGTCATTGCCGACAACAAGCTCGCCCTGAATGCGGGTTGGGACGATGCAATGCTCAAGACCGAGTTGGACATCCTCAAGGAGGAAGGTTTCAACATGGAGTTAACCGGATTTACCGATGCCGAGGTCGAGAAAATCCTCGGGCAATTCGAGGTTGGGGACGGATCTATGCCAGACCTCAATTCCGGTGACCGCCAACCGATCCAGCAAAAGACTTTTACTCTCCATGACGAACAGGCCGAGGAAGTAGACCGAGCCATCTCAAAGGCGAAGGAACTCGGATTGGACAACCACCCAATCAATGAAAACGGGAACGGTAACGCCTTGGCGGCAATCTGCCAGGAATACAACCGCACCAATTCATGAGCGCCAAGGATATCATCGTTAAACCAATCAGCAGGGCGGACGCCGACAAGGTCGTTACCTCCTGTCATTACTCTGGAAAAGTGGTTCCAAACTCACAGTTGCACTTCGGTGTTTTCCTAAACGGAAAATGCGGAGGGGCAATGCAGTTTGGCCCATCAATGGACAAAAGGAAGACCATGACCATCGTCCAAGACACCCATTGGAATGGATTCCTTGAACTCAATCGGATGGCGTTTTCGGAATGGTTGCCAAGGAATAGCGAGAGCCGGGCAATCTCTGTCGCTATGCGTTTGATCCGAAAACACTATCCGCACATTGACTGGGTCATATCCTTTGCTGACGCAACCCAATGCGGTGATGGAACGATTTACAGGGCCAGCGGTTTTGTTTTAACCGGGATCAAGGAAAACAAGACGATCCTCAAAATGCCCGACGGTTCCGTTGTGGCGGACAAAACTTTGAACAATTCAAACTACATCATCAAAGGCGAAAGCGCCGGTTATTGGAAGAAAAACGGGGCTGTCCCACTTTTAGGTTTTCAACTGCGTTACCTTTACTTTCTCAACCCAGAAGCCCGCAAAAGGTTGACCGTCCCGATTATTCCGTTTACAGAAATCGAACGTCGAGGTGCTTCCATGTACCTCGGAAAGCCGAAATGCGCCGGAAGTGACACTAAGGACACGGCGGACTCCCAGTCCGCAAAGGACGGCTCGAAACCGATCCCGGCGCTCCACTCTCAACGGTCAGGACTCAAATGCTGACCGACCTTCAGCGGGATCTTCTGGAGTTCCGCCGCGGCCTATACCGGCCAACTCCGCGGCAAACGGTTGTCGAGTGGACCGAGGCCAACCTTAAACTGACCGCCCGGCAGACCGAAAACCCGGGGCCGTTCTCAACCAGCGTCCGCCCCTATACAAGGGAGCCGCTCGAATGCTGGAAGGACTCCGGGGTAGTCGAGATGACGCTGTGCTGGGGATCGCAGACCAGCAAAACGACCACCCTGATGGCGGGCCTTGCGTGGCTCATCGACAACGAGCCGAGCCCGGCGCTGTGGCTGATGCCGACTGAAAACCTTGCCCGGTCGTTCTCGAAATCCCGGTGGCTGCCGATGCTGGAAGATTGCCAAGCAATCGTGGCGCACTTCCCGCAGGATCGGGACAAACTCACCAACCTCGAACAGCACTTTGACCGATCAACCCTGACGTTCGTGGGCAGCAACAGCCCGGCAAACCTCGCCTCCCGCCCCGTCCGGGTGTTGGTGGCTGACGAGGTAGACAAGTTTGCCCAGGCCACCGAGCGGGAAGCCGACGCCCTCGACTTGGCCGAGCAGCGCCTCAAGGCGTTCAGTTCGTCAAAACTATTCCTGACATCGACCCCGACCACCACCGACGGGCGCATCTGGCAACGGTTCCTCCGCGGGGACCAGCGCCGGTTCTACCTACCGTGTCCGCATTGCAAACAGCCGATCCGACTGGAGTGGCGACAGGTCAAATGGGACGAGACCGCAAAGCTTGAGGACGGGAAATGGGACTTCGGCCGGGTCCGCGCTTCAGCCCGGTATGAATGCCAATTGTGCAAGGGCAACATGACCGACGCGCAGAAGGTCGCCGGACTCCGACATGGGCAATGGATCCCGGAAAATAAGGGGGCACTGCCAGGAGTGCGGTCTTACCACCTGTCCAGCCTTTACAGCCCGGATCGGAAATGCACCTGGGGCCACCTTGCCGTGCAGTTCCTCGAAGCCAAGGAGTCATTGCTCGGGCTCCAGTCGTTCGTGAACGGTAACTTGGCCGAACCGTGGGAAAACCAAGCCGCGCCCCGGCAACGGGAGGAACTCATCGTGTCGGGCACCGAGGGCCTGACGGACAAGTGCGTGAAGTTCCTGACCGTGGATTGCCAAGCCTCAAGCCCTCACTTTTGGTTCGTCGTCCGAGCATGGAACGAAGATGGATCCTCCCGGGCGGTTGACGCTGGACCCCTCGACACCTGGCACGACGTGCGCGAGAAACAACGGGAACACGGGGTTGGGGACGTCCACGTCGTCATCGACTCTGGCTATGATGCGCCAACGGTTTATGCCGAATGCCTCCGGTGGGGGCGGTTCGTGGCTCGCACCGGGCGGGTGCCCCTCTGGGTCGGGTGGATGCCCTCAAAGGGAATGCCCCGGAAGGGATGGCGCAACCCGAAGACCGGGGTGGAAGATCCGTTTTTCCTCCGAGGGATTGACCCGCGGGTTGGCGACAACGCCGGCCGCCAGGGCAACTTGGAATTGAAACTCCTCGAGTTCGGCACCGACGTGACCAAGGACATCCTCGAGCGCCTCCGCAAGGGCAAGGTCAGCACCCGGTGGGAGGTCGCCGAAAAGGTCGCCACGCCGGACTATTGGAGGCACCTTGATTGCGAACAAAAGGTCGCCCGCCTGTCGAGCGCCACCGGCCGAACGACGTGGACATGGCTACCGAGGTCATCAAAATGGCCGAATCACCTCGCCGACTGCGAAGTCATGCAGGTGGCCGCCGCGGTTTTCTTCAACCGGCTCCGCATGACCGCCGCTTCATCGAACGATGCAAACTGACCTGCTGACCACCAAGGAACTGGCCGCCATGCTTAAGCGGGCTCCGTCCTACGTCTACGCAATGAAGGCCCGCGGGTTCCCGATGCCCGGGGGCCGCGCCCGTCTCACCGAGGCGCTGACGTGGCTCACCCGACACCCGCAACCAAGGGCAGAACGCCGGCACGGGCGCAAATGAGCAAGGACGGGCCAACGCCCCGGTGGCGTCCGGTCCCGGATCGTGCGGTTCTTAAATCGTGGCAGTTTCCTCAGCATTCGCCCGCGGCCTATTGCGTCACGTCTACTCGACTGTGACCCATGGGGCCACGTTGCTGGACAAGCTCAACAGCCTCAACAACGAGGCGGTCCACGCGCTCGAGTCGGGCAAGGTTCTCCAGCAGACCACGGGCAACGGTCGGTCGGTGACGTTTCAGGTCAACGCCAGCGAGGGAGTCACGCCCACCGAAATGTCGGAGATTTACAGCCGGCTCTTGGACCTGTATGACGACGCCGTCGCCGCGGGGAACGTGACCGACGCCACCCGCTACGCCTACATGATGGCCCGGTTGAAGCCGATCCGGTCCTTCCGAAACGATTTCTCGAACCTCATCCGATGAACCTCCTTCGACGCCTCCAGGCAGCCACCCGGTTCGTCGTCGCTCCAAAGGCACGATATGAGGGGGCTCGGCATTCGACCCAGCGGTCAACCCTCCACGGTTCGGTGCAGTCGGCTGCCTACGACATCGACCCGTACAGCCGCTATGAGTTGGTCCGGCGGTCACGGTACTTCGAGCGCAACAACGCGTTCGTAAACCGGATCGCTGACCTTTTCGAGCAATACACCGTAGGACAGGGGCTCGCGTTCTTCCCGTCATCGTCCAGCCCAACGTGGAACGAGGCCGCGCTCAATTACTGGCGTGACTGGCAACGGTTCGCCGACCTGTCGTCCCGGCTGTCGTTTGGATCCCTCCAAGGCATCATCGCCCGGGCGCTTTTCGTCGATGGCGAGATCTTCGTCATCCTCACCCGAGGCGACTCCGGCAACCCTCGAATCCAGTTGGTGGAATCCCACCGAGTGAAGAACCCGCCCACCCAGGACGGCTGGACGATCATCGACGGGATCGAGGTGGACGACCGCGGCCGCCCGACCGCCTATTGGATCACCAACGAGGACGCGAAGCGGAAAGAGACTTTCCAACGGGTCGAAGCCCAGTTCGTTGTCCACGTGTTCGAGCCTGGGCGCCCTGGGCAGTACCGGGGCCTCCCGGCGCTTTATCCGGTGATGAACGACTTGCACGACTTGGACGATCTTCAGATCTTCGAGATGCAAGCCGCCAAGGCCGCCTCGAAGGTCCAAAACGTCATTAAGACCAAGGAGGGCGAGGTCACCGACGACGACATCATCCGCGGCACGGTCACCGGATCCGACGGGACAGAGCGGGCCGACTATTACAAGGACGTCTTTGGTGGAGAGATCGCCGTTCTCAAACACGGGGACGAGTTCAACCAGTTTCAGGTCGAGCGCCCGTCCGCGGCCACCTCGGGATATTGGGACTACCTGACCGCCAAGGTCTGCGCCGGAATCGGGGTGCCCAAGGAAATCGTTTTGCCCACCTCGATGCAGGGCACTTCGATGCGGTCAGTGTTGGACATCGCAAACGCCTTTTTCCGGTCCCGGTCTGCCGTCATCGCTGACCACCTCCGCCGCGTCTACGAGTACGTTATCGAGACCGGCATCCGCACCGACCCCGCGCTCCGCATCCCGCCGGCTGACTGGTATCGGTCCACCTTCCGGGCTCCGCGATCCATCAACGTGGACGTGGGCCGCAATTCCGCCGCCGCGGTCGCTGAGTTCAAGACCGGCATGAGGACGCTGCAGAGCATCTACGCCGAGACCGGGGAAGATTGGCGCGAGCAACTGCGGCAAAAGGCGGCAGAGATTGCCTATGCCCAAGAGCTTGCCACCGAGTTCAACTTGGACCGGGCCGAGATCATGACTCTCGACCCGAACGAGCTTTCAAGTAACAACGCCGCAGTAGCCAACCCGTGAAAACCTGGTTCGACATCCAAGCAAAGGCCAACGACGAGGCCGAGATCTACCTTTACGACGAGATCGGTGGGTGGGGCGTGACTGCTAAATCGTTCATCGACGCCGTCAAGGCTACCGGGGCCAAGCGAATCAACCTCCGCATCAACTCGCCCGGCGGGTCGGTGTTCGACGGTCTCGCCATCTACAATTTCCTCCGCGGCCAGGACGTCACCGTCCAGATTGACGGACTTGCCGCGTCAATTTCTTCGATCATCGCATTGGCCGGCAAGACGGTCCGCATCGCCGGCAACGGGTTCTTTATGATCCACAACCCGTGGGGCGGTGCTGTCGGTGAGGCCGACGAAATGCGCCAGACGGCCGACTTGCTGGACAAGATCCGAGACAGCCTCGTGGGCACCTACGCCGCCAAGACAGGCAAAGACCATGAGACCATCAAAGAGTGGATGAACTCCGAGACTTGGTTTTCCGCGGCCGAAGCCAAGGAAGCCGGGTTCGTGGACGAGGTGACCGACGAGATCGCCTTTGCCGCCTCCGCTTGGTCGTTCAAAAACGCACCCGAAGCGGTCAAATCGGGCTCACAGAAAACCATTTCCGAACCCCAACCACAACCCATGAACAAACTCCTTCAGAGCCTCGCCGCCGCCGGGCTCATCTCCTCCGCTGACGTTGCCGAGGACACCGCCGTCACCGAGTTCGAGCATTTCTTTGCCGCCTACAAAAAGGCCAAGGACGACGCCCAAGCCGCACTCGACCAGATCGCCAACGCCAAGGTCACCTCGACCGTTGAGGCCGCCATCGCCGACGGCCGCATCACCGCCAGCGTCAAGGACGCCTGGGTCGCTCAGATCCAAGCCGACGCCAAGGCCGCCGAGTTGCTGGCCGCGATCCAGACCCCGAAGCCCGGAGCCGACCCCGTTGGGGCACCGGCCGGTGCGGGTGGCAAAACTTCCGACGAACTTCGCGCTGAGTTTGATCGGATCACCGATCCGAAACAGCGCACGGCTTTCTGGTCCGCGAACAAGGCCCAGTTGCTGAAACGGTAACCTCACAACCAACCCAAACACACCATGCCCAATACCCTCGACTCCGGCCTGAATGGGACGCTCATCTCCCAAGCGGGCCTCGACGCCTTCATCGGAGCTTTTGCTCCCATGTCGGCTTTCACCACCGACTTTGACCCGGCTCCGGCCTCGAAGTCTGACACCATCCAGGTCCCCTACGTTCCGGCCGCCTCCGCCGCCGCGGACTTTGTTGCCGCCACCGGCTACAGCCGTCAGGACAGCACCCTGAACAAGCGCACGATTACGCTGAACAAGCACAAGTTCGTGTCTTGGTACTTGTCTGACGTGTCCATCGCCAAGAGCCCGTCCGTCACTCTCGAGCGCTTCGGAATGCAGAAGGGCTACCAGTTGGCCAAGGCCGTGTTCCAGGACGTTTTGTCCGCGGTCACCCTCGCCAACTACGGAGCCGCCGCCCATACCGGTCTCGCCGCGAACTTTGACTATGCCGACATCGTGGACATCAAGGATTCGTGCGACACCGCCGAGATGCCCGAGATGCCCCGGAGCTTGGTGCTGTCGAGCAGCTACTACAACGCCCTGCTGAAGGACAGCGTCATCAAGGACGCGGGTGCCCTCGGTGCGACCGCCAACCAGACCGGCAGCCTCCCGAACCTCAGCGGGTTCATGACCTACCGTTCGAGCTTGGTCCCGGGCAACGCCCAGAACCTTGTCGGCTTCGCCGCCTACCCGTCCGCGCTGGTCACCGCCATGCGCTACCTCCAGCCCTCCGGCCGGAGCCAAGACGGTATCTATCGCCCGGTGGCCGACGAAAGCACCGGCATCACGCTCGGATACCGCGAGTTCTACGACAACGACAAGGGCGAAGTGGTCGCCGTGCTGGAGTGCTTCTACGGCTACGCCCTCGGCGAGGCCTCTGCCCTCAAGCGCATCGTCTCGGCCTAATCGCCATGCGACTCGGCATTCTCATCGCTGACGGCAAGGTCGTCCTTGGACCCGCTCCGGCCTCAAAGGTCGAAGTTGAGTTCAAGGCGGCCGTGCAGTCGGGCGCAAACGGTGCGAGCGTCATCGAGCTTTGGTCCGAGGACCGAGGCCGCGAGAAGCGCCACAAGTTCACCCAGGGGGCCGCTCCGGTCTCCGCGCCTGTGGCTGACAAGCCGCGGAAGAAGTAACACCGAGCCCAACCCATGAACGCGGCCGACACGGCACTTGCAACCGGATTCACCACCTTGCTGGCAACGGCAGGGGACACGGTGACTTTCCGGGGTGCTTCCGTGTCGGCCGTGGTCAACTGGGTGCCGTTCGACGAAAAGCCGTTTCCTGACAGCCCGGACTTTGACCGCGAGTCCACCTCCCGGGTTGAGTTCGTGGACGGTGCCGTGAGTCCCTCGCCCCGAGTCGGGGAGATCATCACCCAAGGCACCAAATACCACCGCATCCAGTCGGTCCGGTTCAACGGGCTTGCGTGGCTGATGGACTGCGAGGTGACGACGTGACTCTGACCTTCCAGACCAACCTCGACGAGTTCAACGCCGCGCTGACCCGCTACGCCGCGCTGTCGAGCAAAGGGGCGGCCGAGGCCGTCGCCAAAAAGGGAGCCGACTTTGGGTTCCGCCTTTCCCGCAAACTGCTGACCCTCGCACCGGACAAAGGGTCCGTCCGTGAGAACCGCCTGGCCGCACTGGCTTCCGGTGGAGGCCTCAAGATCCGCGACA